AGCCGACGAACGTCAGGTACCTAACCGGTCCTGACCCATTCTAAGCCCAGCGGCCAATAAGTAAACAACCGCTGCACAACCGGAGCACCAAAAAGGCCTTTAACAGGCTCTGAACCACGAGTAAACTGTGGCTCATGCACTCCAGCCTTCCAAAGGTTTGGATCAGTATGGGTGACCTCTAGAAGTGAGATAGCATGATCAATCGCAGCAATGCAAAGGTCACGTCTAATCCACGGCTTGTGCCTATAAGGAGGTCCGCAAAATAATTCTTCGCGTCCCACCCCTTCGGGGTTACCGTGCGTGAAGCTATCCGTTTTGTGTCGCATCAACCATAACAACATGGGAAAGGGATCCTGTTGGATCTCCTCAACCTTCTCGACGCCATTTTTGGTGACGACGGGGTTGTCTACGGTACCGTCGAACTTCATAGGTAACGAAGTTATTGGACGGCGCATCAGATACTTGATACGATATACTGGATCCCAGCCATTATCGAGAGCAAATTTACTAAGCTCATAACGAGAGGACTTAATATCGGTAATTAAACCAACATCCCCTAAGTGCATGGGCACAGGTGGACGGTATTGGGGAGGCACTTTTTGAAAGCACTTTTCCCAAATCGCACGCCATTTCGCATCGCAAGTCAACGACTGGTCGCTTTTTACAATTGACCATTTCCGCAGCTTGTTAGCTATCTGGACACGATACGGTATAGGGATATTTTTAACATCCCCACCGCTACCGGTTTTCCCCGTCTTTAGATAGAACGGGAGGACGTCATGACCATATAGCCATTCGGTCCCACAGGATTCGAAGAAACTTCCACCCAGGAAGCTCTTCGCAGTGTTCACCTTGAATCCTAAGAACTCAAGGCGAGTGACAACTTCATTCGCATATTGTTGCGGGACAATAATGTCATCGCCGTATACACTACAAAGTCCATGCAGATCGCGTGGTACAGTACAACGCACCAAAGCGAGGAAATACAACGTCATTAAGGCAAACGTATAGCCGCAACCCATAGGGAGGTAATTATGTAACTCCTCCACAGTATAAGCACAGCTTTTTAAGTCGTGTTCGCCTGATTCTATTGCATCAACGTCAGGCCTGAGCCATTGAACGGGCCTTACTAGGTCCAACAAGTGCATCAGGTCAGCCGGAAGGATGCCTTCCAGATTCTGCCAGGTGAACCAAGAGCTCGCAGAACTTAGATCAATAGTCGCCAAATTTTCATCAAAGGCGCGCATTGCTAAATCCTGATTAACACCCTGGTTTCCAAGGTCACACCCATTTTTAAGGAGAATCTCTCTAAGTAGATCACCAAGCCCCAACTGTAAAAACATATTCATGTTGGGCATACTCGAAATCGTTCGATCAATCCAAGAACTTTTGGGTACACAAATAAGCTCCATTGGTCCGGACACCTGATGATTTGGTTGTTCCGAGACCCAGACTTCGCCTTTTAAAGTCGAAGCGAATGGTCGGAGCTCGCGGCTTATGGTCGTAACAGACCTTAATTTAGCTGAAGCAACATCCAAAAGGGGACCCTTCGGGACGTCTTCTTGCTTTGGCTTTTCCTTGCGAGTCGGTTTAACCGTCGCGCCAGGGCCGAACCTACCTCTATCAACGAGGCTATTTAACCTCGCCGGGTTGAGGAACCCTTTACCATCAACATCCAGTAAACGGTTCACTTCGCGAGTCAACTCAAGCATCCAAGGCGCATTCGGCGGAGAACCCATTTCTAGCCTTAAGGCATTTATGGACTCAATTTCGCAGAACAGCTTAGCTGCTTCGATGTCTGTCGCGACTCCGGTCGGGATCTCGGCGCTCTTTGTGAGCATCCTCGAAACCAATCTGTCCTCTCGAAATAACTTCCAATCTGGAAGTTTTAAAACTGCAGACAGAACACCGTCTGTATAATGAGAAGGAACGGGCGCTAGGGTTTTGTACAACTCCCAGTCATGCGCACGGATAGCCATAGAAATGGCTAGTGAATGCGGTGAGTCAACTCGCTCGCATATAGCAAGGGTTAGCGCGACTTCAAAGTCATCGCATCCCCATGCATCCCTCAACTCTGTTAAAACAGAAGTTGTATTAACCATCTTTGTATCCTAAAGGAGGCCAAAAAAGACTAGGAAAACCGTCGAAACGATAATCCAAATAACCCGTCTAATATGGCGGCAAATTATTGACAACCAGATCAGACACGACCGCAGCCGCAAGTAAATTACTCGCATATGCGACCATGTCCTTTTTATGATCAGTGGTGTCACCTGTTGGAGACGTAAACTCGATGGATACCCTACCAATATTTTGGTAGGAATAAAGGCCCGTGCTCGAGTCCTGCACCTCGCGAGGAAGTACGAAATTAATCTTACTCCGGATAACCGGGGAAGAGGTCTTTGGTACCGACTGAGAGATAGACAGGATGAAGAAGCCTAAGGGTGTAGCGGCTGTGTCCCTTTCCGCGTAAAATACCACTCCCTTGTCTTTACGATAGGGTGTGAAGGTATGAGCGGTAGGTGTGGCTAAGCCATCGTTTAGCACGATGTTGGTTGCTGCTGACATTGATAAACCTCAATTAGTCAAAAGGTGGTAAATAAAAGGGTTAAAAACCCACATAAGTACAAATTTAACGTCTTGCACTCGTAAGACGTTGGGTAAGAAGTGTCACAGCATTAAAAAGTGACGAAGTACTATCATTACCCGAAGGGCCCAACATCATTGGAGGTGAAAGCTGCGGAAGTAAAAACCGCTGATGCGTTCGTTCCTTAGTGAAGCCGGACGTGACTAAGTGGTTAGTGTACACACCTTGCGGCTCGACCTGAAAAGCGTCGAAAGTTCGCACTTCGGTGAAAGTACCCACTACAGATTCAACATTCTCGAGGGCGCCAAAGTAGGCGATGTAACTACCTACATTAGTAATCCAATCGAAAACGAAGGAGAACGGGATTCTTTCCCAGATCCATTCGGCTGGGTTCCCTTGTGAAACAAACGTCCTATAGGGCGTTTTGAATTTTACATAGGCTACAGCCTTTACAGTAAGTGTTTCAGTAATTTGGAACCCGGACTTAATGTACGTTTTACTGTACTTCTGTCGATGAGTCAAGCGTTTCAGCTTTACGTCGGCATCTAAACCGTGCGCACCAATGCTGTCCGAAAGGTCATACATTGTACTAACTAAAGGGAGAACCCCAAAGTCAAAGGCTAACACGTCACCTGAGATTTCCTGTGTCACGCTTTTAAACGCAGCACCGTAGTCTCTTGATTTACGGTAACGTAGACCAGGTTTAACGACCCATTTACGCATTGCATTCCTATACTTTTTTGCATAGTTCCGCAGAGTGCGCAAACATTTGGGTCCTGGTCTAAGGCAGCAGACTAAGTCTGACACCATATTTGCAAAAGTTGACACGAGCTCAGCAGCCTCATCTATCTCGGCTATAGTCCCGGACAAGTCCGTTGACAAACCTTGAATACGAGCAACTGTCGAATCCGACCAACGCCTTTCGTCGAACGCCAATGTGTAAACGGCGCTCGGAGGTTCGGCATAGTACTGCCAAATTTGGTAGCTATACCAACCTGCATAAGAGCAGGGCTTTATCTCATATCCGTGAACTTTTGTAGTCTTCCGCGCCCTTTGTAAGGGTGTTGGGTTGTTCCACAGAGTTCCCGGCTTCGGTCGCGGTGTCTTCGGGCGGTTTATAACCACCTTGGTATCCGTGAACGTGCGTAAATAGTAACGTGTGTTGTACAAATCCAGGGTAGGGCAGCCATATAGGCGTTCGTACTCTTGATAGTAACTAACAGGGACGTTCCATACTACAGTTCTCACACTTTATCTCCCAGACCTTCGTAGGCCATGGGTGGTGACCCACTATAATCGGACGTAATGCGTTTTGCGCATGTTCGTACTATAGTTGACTCGGCG